CCGCTTACGCTTCATTAAGTGGTTCTGTGTTACAATCTAATAACCTTTCAGACTTAACAAATACGACTGATGCAAGAGCAAACCTTGGGTTAGGCACAGCGGCAACTACAGCGGCGACTGCATATGCTACAGCGGCACAAGGTACTACGGCAGACAATGCGTTACCTAAATCTGGTGGAGCAATGACAGGTGCTATTACAACAAATAGTACATTTGACGGTGTTGATGTAGGACAACTTAAAACAGACTTCGATAATCTAAGCACAGATATTATAAGTGATACAAGCCCACAACTTGGTGGAGCGTTAGATGTTAATGGTCACTCAATTAGCTTTGGTGATAATGAGAAAGCTAGATTTGGTAATGCTGATGATTTACAGCTATATCACAATGGTTCACATACATTTATTACTAATACTACTGGTAATATGTATCTACAAGATGATGGTTATGTTGAGATTGGTAGTTCATCAGGTGAAGTTTATATAGGTGCTATTAAGGATGGTGCTGTAAATCTACGTTACGACAATTCAAAGAAAATTGAAACAACATCAAGCGGAATTTCAGTAACAGGAAACGTAGCTGTAACAGGCACGGTAGACGGACGTGACGTAGCATCTGATGGTAATAAGTTAGATGGTATTGAATCTAATGCTAAGAATGACCAAACAATTACTGCTGGTTCTGGATTATCAGGTGGTGGAACTGGTAACGTAACACTAAGCCATGCTGATACAAGCAGTGTAGGTAATGCTAATAATAGTGGTAATACATTTATCCAAGACATAAACTTTGACACATATGGACACGTTACATCTGTAGGCACTGGAACTGTTTCAGTTGGTAATGGCACACTTACAGTACAAGGTACTGGTGCTTTAGGTGGTTCTGGTACTTTTACAGCTAACCAAAGTGGTAATGCTACAATTAGTATTAGTCATGATGATACATCATCTCAAGGTTCATCAAATAACTCAGGAAGAACATACATCCAAGACGTTATACTTGATGGATACGGACACGTTACTGGTTTATCTACAGCTACAGAAACAGTCGTAAATACAGACACTAACACAACTTACAGTGCTGGTTCTGGATTGAATTTATCTGGAACAACATTTAGCCACCCATCAGGTAATGGTTATAAACATATTCCTAGTGGTGGTTCATCAGGCCAAGTGCTTCAATATTCATCTGCAGGTACAGCGGTGTGGGCAACTCCATCCTCTCCTGACCCTTTCCCTTCAGCTCCAACTTGGACAAACCCTAATGCTACTTACACATCAAGCGGTTCTTGGAGTAAACCTTCAGGTATAGCAGATGGTGATTGGGTTATCTTTCATCTAATTAGCGGCGGCGGTAGTGGAAACGCTGGCGGACACGGTTCTGGCGGTAAAGGTGGCGCACTTGTTTTAGCTATAAAAGGCGCTCATATACCCTCATCAATTTCATATGTTATTGGAGCTGGTGGTGGCTATAACGGTTACGGCGGCTTCGCTAATGTTGGGATAGTAAGCACAATAACTATTTCTGGAAAAACCTTTACATCAGGTCAAGGCGGTGGAGCAAGTTATTATACTACTAGCGGTGGTCACGGCAATGGTGTTCTAGCGTGGCCTGGTGGCTCAAGCCCTGCAACTATCCTTACAGTAGATGATGTAAGAGGTGGCGGCTCTTTAGGGGGTGGTACTATCAACTCAGGAAATGCAGGTAGTGGTGGTTACTACGGCGCAGGTGGTAATGGTGCGCTTAGAATTCACTATTAATAATAAATACTTATATAGGAGTACAATATGGCTAACTATGCTATAGTAACAGATGGCGTTGTGGCTAATGTAATGGTTTCTGATACTCAACTCGATACATCTTGGGTACTTTGTACTGAAGGTGTTTCCGTAGGTTGGGAATATGATGGAACGAATTTTAGCCCACCGTACAGAAAACACAGAAATAACTTATTGAAGGAGACAGACTTTTACGCATTGTCTGATGTTACAATGAGTTATGAAATGACTGCTTACAGACAAGCGTTAAGAGACTTACCAGATCAAGAAGGCTATCCAGATAATATATCTTGGCCTACAAAACCTAGTTAATGACTAATGTTAAAGCTCAAGTTATTTTGGCAGAGGTTCACTGAAGCGTGGACTTCTTGCCTTCTATGCATGGTTCAAGGAGACCTGACGGTTATATCGTTAAATCATGCATTCACCGCAAGTAAGACGGGATTTACTGCCGCGTTAGCATACGTTGCATTAAGTTATTCTACTAAATTTAGTGGAAGCAAAATAGCCGCAGTATGGCTAATTAGCACTTGTACAATGCTTGCTGATTTACTCATACACCCCACACACTTTGGGGCTGAGATGTCAGAAGCCATATGTACAGGAATAGGTGCTGGACTAATAGCCTATGTTTCAATTTCAATTTTTAAAAAGTAAGAGGTACATATGACCCAACAGAACTCGACTTGGCATCTGTCCAAGAGTGTACCAGCTACATTATTATTTGGTTTGGTAACTCAAGGTGCGGCAATCGTTTGGACGGTATCGACCATGAATGGAGATATAGAACGTAATGCATCCGACATACAACGTAATAGAATGGACTTATCTAACTCTATGATGCGTATAGGTGATGTAGAAAACAACGTACAAACACAAGCCGTTGATATGGCTGTAATCAATTCTAACATTCAATTTATCAAGGATGCCATTGCAAAAATGGCACAAGACTAAGGAATAACCAAATGAAACTAGACCCTCTCGGCGGTATCGTCGAAGGTCTTGCTTCTGGTTTAGATGAATTATTTACAAGTGATGAAGAGCGTGAGGCCGCTAAGTTAAAGTTAATGACTTTGATGCAACAGCCTCACATTCTCCAAGCGGCGGCAAATATTGAGGGTGCAAAACATCGTTCAGTGTTTGTCGCTGGTTGGCGACCTGCTATCGGTTGGATAGCGGCGTGTGGCCTAGCTTATGAATTTTTAATCTTGCCATTCGCAAGCCTAATAAACGCATATGCAGAATTACCTGCAGAACTACCACATCTACAAAGCGAACAACTTATGAGCCTTGTCATGGCCTTACTAGGACTTGGTGGCATGAGAAGCTTTGAAAAATATAAAGGAGTGTCCAAGTGACTGAGAAACAACTCTTAGAACTACTACACAAAACTTTAGCAGAGAACTTACTAGCACGTATACAAGACCCTGATGCAAAATCAGCAGACCTTAACGTTGCCCGTCAGTTTCTAAAAGATAACCACATAGATGCACTTCCAGCGGACGGTAGCCCACTAGCAGACCTAGTTAAGACACTACCAGACTTTAACGATGAAGATGCAGATTTATCAGAAATGCGACCTAATTAATATATGTTTACATCCACAACCTCGTTGGGTGTTCCTGTAAAACAAGACCCTTTAAGTGACTTTAGGAAATTCTTGTTTGTTTGTTGGCAACACCTCAACCTTCCCGACCCTACCCCAGTTCAATATGATATAGCTAAACACATACAACATGGTGATAAACGTATCATTGTAGAAGCCTTTAGGGGCGTAGGGAAATCATGGATTACTTCAGCCTACGTTGTGTGGTTGTTGTATATGAACCCTCAACTTAATATCTTAGTTGTATCAGCATCTAAAAACCGTGCTGATGATTTCACAACATTTACTCTTAGATTAATAAACGAGATGCCAATATTACAGCATCTTATACCAAGGACAGATCAAAGACAGTCTAAGATTAGCTTCGATGTTGGCCTAGCGGCGGCTTCACACGCACCATCAGTAAAATCTGTAGGTGTTACAGGACAGCTTGCAGGGTCACGCGCAGACGTATTGATTGCAGATGATATCGAAGTACCTAACAACTCAGCCACACAGGGCATGAGAGATAAACTCTCTGAAGCTGTGAAAGAATTTGACGCTATCTTAAAACCTAACGGACGCATCATATATCTTGGTACACCACAGAACCAAGAAAGCTTATATAACAAACTACCTGATCGTGGTTATAGTGTAAGGATATGGCCAGCTAGATATCCTAATGAAGACCAATTGGTTTCTCTAGGCAACAAACTAGCTCCTAAGATTAAAAAAGAGATTGCAGATGATGCAGAACTACTAGGAAAATCTACAGACCCCCAGCGTTTCACTGACTATGATTTAGCAGAACGAGAGGCATCCTACGGACGGTCAGGATTTGCTCTACAGTTCATGCTAGATACAAGACTCTCAGACGCTGAAAGATACCCCCTCAAGGTCTCTGACTTGGTTGTCATGGACATACCCACCAGCGAAGCTCCAGACAAGGTTGTATGGGCTTCTGGTGAGCAGTATGTTGTACAAGAATTACCCAATGTAGCCTTCAATGGAGACTACTATCACAAGCCTATGTATATCTCAGAACAATTTGAAGAATACAGCGGTTCAGTTATGTCTATTGACCCTTCTGGTAGAGGTAAGGATGAAACAGGTTATGCTGTCGTTAAGATGCTTAATGGTTTCCTATATGTCCGCAGATGTGGTGGAGTAGACGGTGGGTATTCTGAAGAAGCCCTGCAGAAACTTGCTATGATTGCTAAAGAAGAGAATGTTAACGAGATAATCGTTGAGAGTAACTTTGGTGATGGTATGTTTAATCAGTTGATGACACCCATCCTAACTAAGATACATCCTGTTACATTGTCTGAGGTTAGACATAATACACAGAAAGAGAAACGTATTATAGACGTTCTTGAACCTGTGATGAACCAACATAAGCTAGTGGTAGACAAAAAGCTTATCAAACAGGATTACGAGAGTACACAACATCTCCCACCTGAGTCATCTCTGAGATACCAGCTTATGTATCAGATGACACGGTTAACTGCAGAACGTGGAGCGTTATCTAACGATGACCGCTTAGATAGTTTAGCAATGGCTGTACAATACTGGGTGGATGCTATGGCACAAGATGCAGAACAACGCATTGGTGCTAGAAGAGAAGAAGTATTACGTAACGAAGTCGATAAGGTTCTACAGTCAGCCTCAATGGGTCTGGCAGTTATTACAGGACATATAGCAGACGGTACAGGTAAAGGTATGAAGTGGTAACACTTCGGGTTTGCTCTAGGTGATTAAGTTGCACTATAGAGCTAACCCCCCTGTATACCCCTATAGGATACTATAGGATATCTATAGGTATCTATAGGATATCTAAAGACCAGAGATAATAGGTTACTACGGGTTAGTCGTCGTAGGTAATCCTCTCATTAAAGTATAAAGACTATGAAGAATATGATAATAGATATGATGGTAAAGCTGTATTCCCGTAACAAGTTCCATAGGAATGCTGTAAAAGCTATAAGAGAACTAAATGAATGTACTGATAGAGAGCTATCTGACATGGGTATCAA